AAACGCAAGTTTGAAAATATTGCATAATGGGAAGCTCTTAAAAATCCCGTGTCAACTGGAGTTGTATCCCTTGACCTTTGCTCAATAGTTTTAACAGAGTGCTGAATAGCGAAGTTCAATTCTTTAATCATAAGCAACGGTGACTTGGCAAAAGCCGCCTTAATCTGTGGGAGATTCTTAATAGTAATATTTATATCATTCGTTGCCATCTACACTCACCAATATTAATTCCTTATGAGACAATAATCCTGCCCCATCCCACTGCGATACTCCCTTAACCGAATATCGTTTTCCATTCGCTACAATCTGGTCGTTTTCTCTTATGTCAACTGAAGCGTCCACAAAAGCGTCATATATGGCTCCGAATCTGCCATCTACCATTTGCGTTCGCTCAATGCCTGAAGGCTGGATATCAGCTTGATATGCAGTAAAAGTAGCCGACATCCCATACCTATTAGAAGTCCCTTTACGCCTGTGCCGATAGATTTGAATTTCATGACTATCAAAAAACATCACGCCACCGTGTAATTTACATATCTAGCCAAAGTATCATCCAGCCCAAGCTCCTCAATTATTGAATTGCTGGACTGGCTTTGGAAGTATTCGATTGAGCGTGCCCCTTCCTCTCTCTTCTTTACGTTAGTGCCTGAAGTGGCATTTTCAACATAAAACGAAGCAAGAGAAACACAAGCTTCTTGCAAGTCCGAAGGAATTGTTTCATAACCAGCCGTATAAGTTACTGAAAAAGCTCCAAAAGATTCATTGGAGTCATATAGAAGATTAATTACTCCAGCCGACAAATCTTTATAATAAAATTCACTCTCTACATCCTCATAAGAAGCATCTGATTCAGAGGATTGGTGTCGCTTGAAAGAACTTATCTCGGTGACTGGTCGCATAAGCAATGTAAGCTGGTCGCTTCCTGAACCCGTATAAATCTCGTTAGTATAGGTAGTTAACTTAAAATGATGGTCACGGGCTAGGTTACAAAAGGTTTCTATATTAAGCGTGGCCTGATTTATTTTCCGAATTATCAAATTGTTTTTAGAATTATCCCCACTATCTATATTGAGGGACTCTTTAACATCACTTACCGAAGCTAGGGCATACGAAAGTAAATCAGCCATTTTTTATTCTCTTAGTCTTATAATCTCTCACTGTCATATCTTTACTCTTTATACCATACCCTGAATCAATCAAGCCAAAGCCTTCGTTTTTGGAGACATCTACTATGTCCCCTACTCTGTATTTATATGTAGACTTAATTATCTTTATTCTCATACAGCCTCCCCTAAGGACTCCGAAGAGTCCAAAGGGCAGTTTGTAGACTAAAAGCCTCCAAGTCCCTGAAGCTCTACGATACCTTTCGTAAGAGTCAGTTCCCCATCAACTCGTTCTTCTACACGGACGAACGTTAAGTTCTTCTCGAAAGCACTAGACCCTCCTACAGTAGCTTCGCCGGAAGTATCAACTGAGATACCTTGGCGGTCTGCTATATAGTAGTCGCTGAAGTCACCAACGAATGCCTTGCCATCAGGCAAGTCATTCTGCTCGTAAGTCCTAAGACCTCGGAGCGTAGGTGAAGCAGCATTTCCCAAATCACTAAGAAGATAGTTATTCTGGGAGTCTTTCAAGGTTGCAACTTTAGCCCAAGTGTTCTTATTGGCTACAAAGGCAGCATTTGCACGATACCCTTGCGGCAACTGATAGATAGAGCGGATTATTGCGTCCGCACGTTGACTATCATTTGCACCAGCCCCGGCATTTACAGTCAGGAATGAATAATTATCAATTCCTGTCGGTTTGCCAGAACCATCACCAGTCCAGAACGCCCTGTCTTCCTTCTCTGCTAATGCAGTGGACATGACACGGGCTACGATGCTAACGATATTACCGCCTAACGATGCATCCGCCACCAATTCGTTCGTTAGAGGAACGATTGCGGCTAGTGAGTATGGAGTCAGAACTGTTTCGCCAAATTCTACCGTAGTAGTAGCTTTAACAGCCGCTTCCGAACGCCACTGAGCCTGTGGTCGGTTTGCAAGGTTAGGGATGTGAATCGTATCCGTACTTACCGGGATTACCGTAGCCAAATCACGCATGACCGTTCGATCACGTCGGTCTTCAACTAAAATATTCACAAAGTCTTCGGGGACTAAAAAGCCACCCAAAGCTCCAGTTCCTTCTACAAGGATTTGAAGTTTCTCTTTGTTGCCAGTAAATATAGCCTGAAGCGTATGGATAGTTTTCATAGAAACACTAGTGTATTTCTTTCCACTTTCCTTACGTCCAGGTACATCAACCTTAACTTCGTCCAGTTCTTTAACTGATACCTTACCAAGTTGAGGATCTACGATGAATTTAGCTTCGGATGTAACCTCGACTTTAGGACTAGGCTTTACATCCTTAGTCCGAGCTTCGATTTTATCCATAGTAGCTGACGCTAGCTTTTCAGCTAGGTCTTCTACGGCTTGTTCATCATCGTCTTCCTCATCAGTATTAGAATCGGGAGTAGGAGTTTCCTCGATATCCTTTTCTAATTCCTGAAGAGTTTTCTTTTCCTCTTCGGTAATAGTACCAGCTTCTAGCTTTTCACGCAGTTCTTTTAAAAGTCCCATTATAGGTCTCCTTTATTACTTCGTATCAGCTTTTCGCTGGAACGTTTAATTACTTTTGCCATAGAAACCGTTTTATCACGAGATACGTTTCCGCTAAGCAGTTTATCGGCAGTTTTTGCGATAACCTTGCTATGGCGGAGCCGCTCTGTGACGATCTCCTGGTTCGACCTCTGCGGTGCGAGGTATTGCAACCCCTTTACCGCAATATCAGCTTTATCTTCAACGCCTTTTAAGCGTTCTTCCAAATTGTCCATCCTATTAATTAATACAGCCGGGATACCCACTTCTTCAATCGTCTGCTTATCAAACCCCGCTTTATTCAGAGCTTTATAAGCTAGTACCATCGCATCGGGATTAGCTGGAACATTAACCACCGAAATTTCCAGAAGTTCCTGTTTGGTAATCTCACTTCCTTCCATCTCCAGCGGAGCGAAGCCAACTGAAAATGTATTAATGAATCCATCTTTGACAAGCTGTTTAATAGCCCGCCCCATTTCAGTGACTTCTTGAAAGACCGTCTCAAACAGCAGGCGTTTCTTTTTGCCTTCACCCTCATACCAGGTCTTAGTTACTTTACCGATAGCTGGTTGGTAGTGGTCGTGTGCCCAAAGCAGACGGGGAGCTTTCTTAAAATTCTTTAAATCCCATCCGTCAGCATTAACGATTTCACCATGCCTATCTACTGTCGAAGTAGAGGCGATACCGATTATCTTTCCGTCTTTCTGTTCTATATCCGCTTTGGTGTAATACACGTTCATCCTTATTTAGCTATATGGTATTTGTACCTATATAAATAAAATCCGTCAAGGACGTGTAGTTAATTCATTAGTTCAAGCTTTCCAGCGAACAGTTCAAAGAAGAAACCGTATTGCCGGCGGTATTATTTGACCATGTTACCGTAACGTCAAAAGCCAAGGTACCGGTCGTGTCAACCGTACTGGTAGAAGCCCCGTTGTTTATCGCTACCAAAAGCGGAGCCAAGTTATTACCGACTCCTATCATTATTCCGCCCATCATTATAACGGTTCCCGAAACTCCGGTGCTTCGACAAGTAATCAGACATTCTCCGTCAAAACCGAGATTCGTAGCAGTAGCTACCAGTGAGTTGACCGTTGCTGTTGCCAGAGTAACACCGCCTAATTTTATCTTGACCACTATATTACCTACGCTAAGGGTCGGCGTGGAGTAAAGTCCTCTGACTGCGAATTTAAGGGATTTACCGGCAGTTAAATAATTAGTTGGCAGGGTAAGCGAACCGGTACCGGTATCGATAATTGTTGTTTCGGTAGTAGTTTCGGCGACTGTTTTAGTCGCTGTTGAGGTGAACAGCGTAGCCGATGAACTACTTGGTCTTCCTGATGAGTAAAGTGGCATTGTTTTCTCCTTATCTTAAATATGGCGGCGTGTAAGGTATGTAGTCTATTACGCTGGACCAGGATAATATTATTATACCTTGTCCTCCGGCACCGCCGGTCATGTTCGTAGCGGTATAACCGGCCGCACCGCCCCCGCCGCCGCCGTATAATCCACCGCCCCCGTTACCACCATAATATCCGGCCCCTCCGCCCCCACAGCCAAAGCCGGTTGCAGTACCGCCATTATTAATATTAGCCGTAGCCGGACTTCCGGCGGCACTTCCGGAACCCTGGGTAGTTATAGGATAACCGCCTACTTCGGATAATACGGCTTGCAAACCTGAAACATCAGCACTTTGTGCTCCGATGACACCGGCACTTCCCGAACTGGTTCCTCCGGCCACCGTACCGATGGCCCCTCCGCCTGCACCGCCTTTATCCCCGGTAGCACCACCCCCGACTCCACCGGTAGCACCGCCATCGCCACCGGAAAAACTGCCTCCGGCCGCAGTCGCGTTATTGTTATAAGTACCGCCTGCTCCGCCATTGGCTGTTATGGTTGAACTTACCCAGCTGGCCTCGTTCAAATGCCACTGTGATACGGCGGCAGAAGTAACATCCCAGCCCGAACCTGACAGACTTTCCGTACCCGTTCCGCTATTATATCTGCCCGTTACTTCGGTTGAGGTCAAGGCTCTGTTGTAAAGTACGGCCTCATCCAATAAACCGTTAGGACCGGTACCCCCATTGCCGAAACCTATGGCCGAATTCGTGGAATTTGCTGAGGGAACACCACCAGCCGTAGTGCTGTATTCAGTACCATTGACGTAAATCGTTATGGTACCGCCGGATGATTTGTAAACGACGTGCTGCCAAGTTCCCGTTGATAGGGCGGTTGTTATGGAGTAAGTAACATTATTTATCCTGACGAACGGCAGCATGGTTGAATTTCTATAACCGGCCTGCAAGTTCAGACCGCCGGATACTAAGGAAAAACAACGCGGGTTCGTACCTAAAGTGTTGGTGGGGTTTACCCATACCTCAAATGAAAAATCACCGCTTATATTCATAATCCCATTGGGAATAGTAAGATATTTACCACTGCTAAAACTTCCTGCTCTATTTAACTTCCCGCTGGCGGTGTCTATACCGCCGACAGGAATTCCGTTCTTGCTCCTGATATTATCCAAGGCATATATCGGGGCCACGGTAACGGTAGTATTACCGCCGGCAGCTCCATTAGCATTGTTTACACCGCCTGCACCGGCTGCACCTAAGCTATAGCTCACGGTATCACCCGGTACAACAGGCAAGCTGATATAAGAAACTCCTCCGGCTCCTCCGGCTCCTCCGGCTCCTCCGTCAACATTCGTACTCCCCGCTCCGCCTCCACCGGCACCTATAGCGTAAACCTTAAGATTAAGAACGCCGGTAGGAACTACCCACGAGGTTCCGGAGGTAAGCACTTGACTCATTTATAACTCTGCTAATTTATCATTGATAGCCTGTGTAATGTCTTCTTCGCTTATATCGGGGTCGGCGAATACTATATTGCTTTCAAATTCTCTAGGCTCATCTTCTATATCCAACTCATAATTGAAGTAGACTATGGTATTTGTGGTTGAGCGGTCTATTCTTATAATGTTCATGTCAGCTCCGTAACTCGCATATTTCCATTGGCACTGGCCCAGATGCAATCCAAAATCCCAGTATACCCACCGGGTAATTCATAATAATCGGCGGCGTTCAATACAACTGTGAATGAAGAAGTTGAAGCAGTAGCACCAAACTTTAAATAAGCTAGTTGGGACGAATCATTATAAAATTGAGCACCTATGCGTGAAGTATTGGCCGCGAGTACGGTTACGCTGGTGGCCGAAGACGCAACGTTTGAACAAGTAGCTGTGGGGGCTTTTTGGACTACGTTCTGTCTTCCTTGGGCATCAACTCCCAGAGGGGTATAGTCCGTATTAGCTCCCGAAAAAGAAGTTGCCGCACCGTCATTCCTAACACCCAAGACCATGACTCCGGTATCACCCGTGGTGTGGCCGACGTCTTCGGCTTTACCGAGATTAGTAGCTCCGGTTCCGGGAATAATAGAGGTTACATCTACATCACCGATATCCACGCCTGAGTTTGCAGCCAGTTTACCGATGGCATTAGTTCCGGCTGGAAGAGCGGAGGCAATATCGACATCGCCTATATTGTTATTCCCGGCAGGAATCGCCGGCAAAGATAACACGTCTACGTCCCCAATATTATTACTACCCGCGGGTAGGGCAGTCGAAATAGTTACCGCACCGGTATTAACAGCCGTGATTTTCCCATCGATTGACGCTAGGGAGGTATTGCCGGTGTCCTGTTTACCTGAAGTTGATGGAGAAGCTGGAATTTTACCGTCTATACTCGCCAAACTGGTGTTGCCAGTATCTTGTTTTGCGGCTGTGGCTCCCCCCGGTGTTCCAAATGTAGTAATCTGGTCCCCGCTTGCATCAACAATAGCAGCGGCTATAGGGTTGGAGTTAGATAAATCCTTAACACTGGCTTTGATGGTATCATCAACACCATCAACTATTGTGCCATCTCCTCCACTGCTTCCTCCACTGATATTGGAACCATCAGGGTTCACTACTGGAACCGCATCATTGACTAAGGGTAAGTTTGAACCGCCTCCACCCCCTCTTGATGGAGTACGCTGATCATCATAGACTAATCGGTTTCCTACTTTTATAACTCGTCTTACGGGCTTGAAATTCTCGGTTGCTTGGTCAACTGTGCTACTTTCTTGGATTTTCTCTTGTACTTGGATTATGGCTTTTTCTAGTTTTGAGAAATCTACTTTAATAGGGACAGGCTTATTTTCTTTGACTGCCTTAATTATTTCAGTAAATTTATCAATAGGCATCTTATCAGGCTTGTTTTCTTTTATAGTGTCGTTTAATGCCTTGAGTTCAGCTTTAAAATCCAATATATCGTGCAATGTCTTTATTTCCTTGACTAGGATTTGGAAATCAAATTCTTCCTTATCATTTATAAGCTGATATAGGTTATCTATGGACTTTTTAACCGATTCTATGGCTTGTGTCTGTTCTTCGTCCTTAAACTTTATAATAGGACGCTTATCGGCTTCTTTACGACGTTTTCGGGCTTCATCAAGCTTACTCATCTAGGAATTCCTCAAGTTCTTTTATATAGCTCTCTTGAGATAGATTCTTTTCTTTAAGTTCCTTGAATTCTTTAGTCCGCTTGTCTATTTGTGATTCTAGTTCTTTTATCCTAGTGTCTTGGGTTAGTTTATCTAAATAAGATTTAGTATCAAAGCCTTTTGAGTCTACTAGAACAGGTAAAAGCGTACATCTACAGTTAGGATGAAGCGGTGGTTCTTCTACTGCACCATAATCAAGTAGTTTCTCAGCTGTATCCTCATCGAATGTATCTTTAATAGTGGAGTTATATGAAGTCTCAAGGTCTACTATCTTCCCGTTCATTTCCTCACAATCGCCATCAACCCTATCATCTTCAGCAGTCAGCCATTGCTTACCAACTACTACCTCAGATTCTTTCCATGCGTCTATAGTGCCTTCATTGGAAGCCCTAAGCACCTCAGTCCGGGTTATTCGTTCTGCTTGGTTTCTAGTATAAGTTTCTTCAAACTCTTGCAATAATTCATTACGTATTACTGGTACTGATTTACCTTCAGCTACGCCTTGGGCAATAGTGTCTATTATTTTATCCCTATCGGTCTTAATCATTGATTCAGCGAACTTCTTAACATTACGCTCTACAGTTTTCCGAAGTCTGGCTGGATCATAAACTAAATCATCATCTACCATCCTAAGGGCTTCCTGTCCGGCCATGATAGCTACTTCGTTTAATATAGGAGTAAAGTCTAGGGTTGCTCTGACAATCTCATCTTCCTCATTAAACAAGGCTTTTTTCTGCATTCTGGCTACTTCTTCAGGTAATTGTTCTAAAGCTTTCTCAAGAAGCGACATGATGAATAATTGAACCTTATCTCTAAATATATCCTCATGGGCTTCGACTATCTTTATCTGTTTATTATGGAATTTCCAAACTTGCTCATTAGTAAATGATTCATGTTCCCTTACTTCAGGCTTAGATTCTTTTTTCCTACGAGATTTAATCAGTCTCTCAGCGACTCCACGAGAAGCCTCTTTCAGTTCTTTATACTTTCTAATTTCCTTATATATCCCTGAACGCCTAAGGAATTTATGATATGAAATATTCTTAATGCTCTTAGGTATAGCGTCTTCATCCTGAGTACTAGGGTCAAAGGTCGGCATTGGCTGGTTGAGTACATCAGCCCCTTCATCGCTTATAGGCTCATAGCCTAAATCTTCCCTAGCTTCATTCTGGGTGATTATCTTGGCGTTTACTAGATTTACATTTTGTTCTATCTTTCCATCCCTATCTTCAGGTACAGGGTCTTTAAATCCTAATAATAGGTTATCCCCGAACCTCGGCAGTAAAAACTCATTTATGGTGTCGGTGATACTCTTATATTCAGATTTAATTGTGGTTCGTTTCCAATTAAGAATAGTGGCTTCGGCATTAGCTTTATTTACTTCATCAGTAGTTATTAAAGATTTTGGATTGCCAAATATGGCACAAATCTTATCTCTCAACCATTCCTGTTGTTTGATAGTCTCCATTTCCCGACTAGTGAGCTGTATGCTCTTAGGTTCTAATCCTCCTGAGAGAATCATTGCGTTATATGCGTGATTAGCCCCTTTATGATTAGAGTTTAATTCAGCTCGTATCTGTTTCCGTTGCTCGGGGGTTAAATGTCCACTGGTGGAAAGGGCAAAATTAATAATTAAGCCTCGTTGATATAACCTCTTACTAGCTAAGGTAGCGAGATTATCGGTATCAATATCATCTGCCACCGCTTCGACTTTAGATTTACCCCTATAAGGATTGTTCGGGTTAGGGTTTTTAAAATGGACTACCTCATCGGCGTCGTAAGTCTCATCGACTGATTTTCCACCAACATTATCCTTAAACTCATATGCTTGGATAATACGTTGCCCATAAGTAGGTTCTCCTAACTTAACCTTAACTTTATCTGGTTGTAATAAATAGATTCCGTTAATAACCGGCCCCCTGCCATCTATGTACCAAAAAGCGTCCCCAGCTAGGTTCTGGTGCGATTCAGTCAGATAAAAGCCTGAACTGGCGGCGGTGAACTCATTAAACCTATCTAAAGCTTCAAGTAAAGGATGTTGTACGATGGGGTCGAATTGAATCTCTTGACCGACTCGTTTAATAGAAAATAGTTCAAACTCAATATTGCCGGCTTCTTTTGCTATTAAATCGTTATTCTTAAATACCCAGCCTTCGTTAGCTTTTAGTAATCTATCTGACACTGACTGATAATTAGATAAACCTGTATCTGTTTTAAAGAGGTCTGCCACGGTAGCAGAAGCCCCACTGACAGTTTTCTTTTTAGCTTTAGGCTCTGGTTGCTTACGCCATCCCAGGCCAGTAATCAATGACTTTACCAGACTCATCTTTTACGACTTTTCTTTCATTAGGGTCAACGACCTCGATAAATTGTACTTCGGGTTGGTTCTCATGATATTTAGCATATGCCCATTCTGCCAGTGCAAATGAATCGCAGTAGTCATCATGAGCATCTGCGGAATCAGGGTGATGAACAGAAAGGAGCTGTCCTTTATATTCCTGTTGAAGATCAAGCATCTGTAGCTTGAATTTCTCCCCCTTCTTTGTACTAAGCTTTGGCAATCTAGTCAACGACTCTTTGATGGATTC